GAAGATTTATTAAACATCACCTCTGTTACTTCAGCAGACTTTAATACAGTCAGAGCTTTGGTACAAGGTGAAGTAGATACATTTGTTGGTTTCAAGTTTATCGTAAGTAACAGACTGAACACAGATAGTGATGGTAACAGACAAGTTATCGCTTTTGCCGGAGATGGCATTAAACTAGCTGTAGGTAAAGATGTTACTGGTCGTATAGATGAGAGATCAGACAAATCGTATTCCACACAAATCTATTACTGTATGGACATCGGGGCAACTCGTATGGAAGAAGAAAAAGTAGTAGAGATAGCCTGCACAGAATAGGAGGTAAATTATGGCTAATGTAAATCAAACACTAGTTTCTAACTTTGAAGCTAGTCCTATTGTCAAAAGCTCCTCTTCTCAGTTAGGTGGAGTTATGAGAATTGCTCAAGGTACTATTGCTTTAGCAGCAGGGGATTTAAGTGCAACTGATACAGTTATGCTTGCACCTATTCCTACTAATGCTTCTGTTGTTAGTATCAAGCTTTTCAATGACGATCTTGATTCAGGATCAACCAATACTACCGATGTAGGATTGTATAATGCAGACTCAAGCACAGTTACGGCTGTCGATGATGATGCTTATGCTTCAGCGATTACCGATCTAAGAGCTGCGGTTACTACAGGTACAGAGGTTGCTTTTGAAGCAAGAAATATTAACACTATGGGGCAAAAGGTTTGGCAAGATGCTGGCCAGTCATCAGATCCGGGCGGATATTATTATATCGGTCTAAAGTTTGATGCTGCTGGAGATACAGCAGGAGACCTATCTTTTGTCATCACATACGTTGTTGATTAATAGGTAACATGAAAGGGGAGTTGCGTTAGCACTTCCCTTTCCTTACAAGGAATTTATTATGGCATCAGAAGTAGATATAGCAAACTCAGCACTTAACATGATAGGTGCATCTAACATTAACTCATTAACAGAGGATAGTGTTGCAGCAAGAATTATGAACCAGCGTTACGAGTTTGTACGAGATGCAGTTTTTCGTTCTCATCCTTGGAACTGTTTAGTGCGTAGAGCATCTTTAGCAAGAAACACTACAGCTCCTACATGGGGATATGAGTATGCGTATAACTTGCCTACTGATCCTTTTAGTTTACGAGTTTTGCGTTTAGAAAAACTAGACATTGATTACAAGGTAGAGGGAAGAACAATCGTAAGCGATGAAGAAACTATGAAGATAAAATACATAGCAAGAATAACCGATCCCAATGAATACGATACATTATTAATGGAAACCATTTCTGCAAGATTAGCAGCAGATACTTGTTATAGTATTACAAACAGTAACAGTTTAGTTGCAAGTATGTATAGTCTGTATGAAGCAAAATTAAAAGAAGCACGTTTTGTAGATGCAACAGAAGGTATGCCCGGAACTCAGGGTGCAGACTTAGGAGTTATACAAGCAGATACATTTATTAATTCGAGATACTAAATGACTTATACCAGTCCTAGATATACTAACTGGACAGCAGGAGAGTTGAGCGACAGGCTTGATGGTAGAACTGATTTAACCAGATACTTTAATGGAGCTAAATCCTTAGAGAACTTTCTTGTATATCCTGCTGGCGGTGCAGCTAGGAGACCGGGAACAAAATTTATTCATGAAGTAAAAGTAAGTGCGAATGCAGCACGACTAATACCTTTTGAGTTTAACACCACAACTGCCAATACGTATGTATTAGAGTTTGGTAATAATTACTTTAGAGTATATCAAGATGGTGGTATTGTAACAGAAACAGGTAAAACTATTTCTGGTGCAACCAAAGCTAATCCTGTTGTTATTACAGCAACCTCGCATGGTTTTAGTAATGGCGATCATGTTATTATTGGCAGCGTTGCAGGTATGGTGGAACTCAATGGAGTTACAGGAATAGTTGCAAACAAAACAACAAACACTTTTGAATTAACAGATGTTGATGGTACAAATATTAACAGTTCTGCATTTACAACGTATACCTCTGGAGGTACTGCAAGTAAGATAGTAGAAGTAACAACAACATATACAACAGCACAACTACCTGAAATAAAATTTACACAGTCTGCTGATGTTATGTACATAACACACAGCTCGCATCCTGTTAGAAAAATATCAAGGACAAGTAACACCGATTGGACAATCACAGACGTTACGTTTATCAATGGGCCTTACCTAGATGAGAATGCTACTACAACAACTCTTACTCCAAATGGTCGAAGTGGTAGCATTACTCTTACTGCATCAGGCGATACGTTTGTATCTACAGATGTGGGAAGATTAGTAAAAATATATAATGGTTACGCAAAGATAACAGCCTTTACCTCTGCAACTGTAGTTACTGCAACTGTGCAAACAGATGAATTAGGTATAGCAGAGATATTACCAAGTTATGCTAGTAACACGATTAGTTTTGTTGAAGGTGATCCTAGCAGCACAGGGTCATCCCATAATGATTTTATACGAGATAGCAACAAACAATTTGTCATAGAAGGTTTTACCGAAGGTATGACGATTACTGCAAGCGGTGCATCCAATGGTGCAAACAATAGAGACTATGAGATTGTCAAAGTAACAAGTGATGAAATTACTTTAGTGCCTGTAGATGATGTAGTTGCAGAAAGTGCAAGTAATACGATTACACTTGTTGGAAAGCTAAATGCTACCGATGAGTTTTCACTAGGAGCGTTTTCAGAGACGACAGGGTTTCCAAGAGCTTGTGCTTTCTATGAGCAGCGTTTAGTGTTTGCTGGTACAACTAGCCAACCACAAGCATTGTTCTTTAGTGTAGCAGGTGATTTTGAAAACATGACGGAAAGCGATACCGATAGTTCTGCTATGAACTATACGATTGGAAGTAATCAGGTAAACAGAATATTATATCTTGCTTCTGCAAGAAGCATGGTTGTAGGAACAACTGGTGGTGAGTTTGTGGTACGAGCATCAGGAACAGACGAGCCTATTACTCCTACAAATATACAGATCAAACAGCAAGCAACGTATGGAAGTGCAGATGTACAACCAGTACAAGCAGGTTCCTATACTTTGTTTGTGCAGCGAGCTAAAAGAAAATTACGAGAGTTAGGATATGTGTATGACACAGATGCGTACCAAGCTGTCGATCTTACTATTCTTGCAGATCATGTTAGTGAAAATGGTTTAGTAGAACTTGCTTATCAGCAAGAGCCATTCTCTTTAGTATGGGCAGCAACCGGAGATGGTAGATTAATTGGTATGACGTATAGAAGAGAAGAACAAGTTGTTGCATGGCATCAACACAAACTTGGTGGCTCTTTTACGACAGGTGGTGTAACTACTAATCATGGTATTGTAGAAAATTTAGCGGTGATACCGGGAGAACTTAATCAAGATAATTTATACATGGTTGTAAAAAGAACTATCAATGGTGCAACAAGAAGATATGTAGAAATATTATCTGCAATAGATTTTGGTACAGATATACAAGATGCTATCTTTGTTGATAGTAGTCTAACGTATACAGGATCTAGTACATCTAGTTTATCAGGTCTAGATCATTTAGAAGGACAAGCTGTTTCTATATTAGAAGAAGGAGCAGCTCATCCAGACAAGACAGTAGCAAGCGGAAGTATTACAACCGATAGAGCAACAACAAAAGCTCAGGTAGGGTTGTCTTATACTTCTACATTAAAGACTGTGCGTTTAGAAGCAGGGAGTGCAAGTGGTACAGCTCAAGGCAAAATTAAAAAAATTCATAGTGTGGTTGTTCGTTTTTTTCGTACTGTGGGTGCTTCTGTGGGAACTAATCTCGACAACACAGACACCATCCCCTTCAGAGACAGTTCCGATCCAACAGACACAGCAGTACCATTATTTACTGGAGACAAAACGATAGAAGCACAACCCTCTTGGGATACAGAAGGAAGTATTGTTGTAAAACAAACACAGCCATTACCCATGACGATTGTAGGTATCTATCCAAGGGTAGTTGTACAAGATTTTGACTAATGCGATTGATTAAGTTTATACCTGATCACGCAAGAGAGTTAGTGTTTGAAGATAAGTTATCAGTAGGCACAATGAAGCCAGAACACGATTGGGAACAACACATGGAGCGTGCTGCACAGCACGATGCTTTTACAGGTGTAGAGAATGGACATATTATTGGTGCAGCAGGTTTTATTCCTATGTGGGATGGTGTTGCAGAATGTTGGTTTATAGGAAGCGATAGAATACAGACAAGATTGAAAACTGTTATAAAAACAACCAAAGATATTATAGGTAAAATGCCTTACACTAGAATGCACGCTAATGTAAAAGCAGACTGGGCTGAAGCAATACGCTTTGCACAGTTTTTAGGTTTTAAAAAAGAAGGTTTAATGAAAAAGTTTGGGCCAGAGGGTGCAGACTATTTTGTAATGGGAAGGATTAAGAAATGACAATAGCTCAAGGTTTGATGGTTGCTGGAACAGCCATAACAGTACAAGGACAACTAGCAGCAGGTAAAGCTGCAAAAGCTACAGCAGATTACAATGCTTCTTTGCAGGATAGAAATGCAAAAGCACAAGAAAGAAAAGCAGAACAGATACAACGTATCTTTGCTTTCAAAGCTCAAGAACAAGAAGAAGATTTTAAAAAGTTAAATGATCGAACACAAATGGCTTATAGAGGTTCTGGGTGGCTAGCAACTACAGGAACTCCTTTGAAAAGAGCATTAACTAATTACATAAAGTTCAAACAAGATTTAAATAACCAAGAGTACAATACAAATGTTGCTGCCTTAGATAGAAGAGAAGCTGCTACCAATGCAAGACTTAGAGGAGAACTCATGCGTATGGAAGGTAGAGCAAGACAAAAAGCATCTCGTTTTCAAGCAGCAGGAACATTGTTAAGTGGTGCTGCACAAACTGCAATGATGGGTTAAGATGAAAGTACCTGTATATAAAAGACAAGTAGATATGACTATGGAAACTGGTAGTCGTGATCTTACAGCAAGTTTAAATCCTAATGCTATGGCTGCACCTGCTATAGCACTAGCAGGAGTTGGCAAGCAGATCATGAGTATTGCAGGTCAAAAGTTTCAACACGATCAAGCAGAGAAAAAAATTAAAGATGATACTGAATTAAATACCAATTTATCCCAAGCTCAAGGAGAGTTTCAGTCTATCTTAGTAGAAGCAGCACAAAACCCTAACCCACTTGCCGGAGAAGATTATCTGAAAGAACAAACAAAAAAAATAGCAGACAAATATAAAAATAAATTTACAGATCAAAAAAACTTTCAAAGATTTGTTTTTAAATTAAATAACTTTACAGGCAAATCAAGTACACAATTTTTTTTAAATAACGTAGAAAGAAAAAGCAAGTTTATAAGTGAAAGTGTTGAAAAGGTTAATGAACAAAATATGATTGGAGTTACAGATGTCAATTTACCTTTTAGTGAAAGAATAAATAATTTAACAGAGATGGTTACTAATCTAAAAAATTTAAAAGATGTAGCAACTCCAGTAGAGATAGAAGAAAAAATAAATACTTTAAAAATAAGTATAGCTAAAGATATTATGAGAAATTACATGGAGGGTAGCGATGATCCTGAAGCTGTTGTAAGAGATTTAATAGATGGTGAGTTAATATTTGATAAAGACGGAGCAACTGATAATTTATTAACAGATGTTTTATCAACTATGTCTGATGCAGATAAAGAAGATTTAGAGGATGATTTACTTAAAGAGTCAAAGAAAATGTTGGACTTACAAGAATCAGAACTTAAAAGAGAGCAAGATGAAACTAAAAAACAAATTGGTATATTAGTCAACAAGGTTATAAATAAAGAAGATGTAGATGCTTCTTTAGATACGTTGCGAGAGTATGTAGGATTAGAAGGCACAGGTTTTTCTTTAACTAATTTAGAAAAATTATTAGATTGGGTAGATGAAGATTCAGAATCTACAGGCAAATTTAGAAAAGCTGGGCAGTATGATATAAAAACTTACGCAGATTTAACTAACAAAGCACAAACAAACACACTTACTATACCTGATGTATTAAGTAGTGCAGATAAGTTAGACAAGAGTTCTTTTGAAAGTTTTATGAAAGGAATTATTGGAAGAAGAAACGAAGGAGAAGCTCAAAGTCATGCAGTCTTTAATTTAAAGTTTAACTATCAAAAATATAAAAATACTGGAAATGATCGAGTTGATGCCTTAACTCAGCAGTTAAGTAATAAAGCAAAATCTATTCTTAGAGACATTGAGTATCAAAGAGAACAAGATGGAAAACCAGTTCTCAAAGGAAGAGAAAGATATGAAACAGAAGATGAAATAGTTAAAAAAGTTAAAGCTGATTTTAAAGACGATATTTTAGAAGAGTATGTTCTTACTATCACTAACTACTTAGAATCAGCTCTATCTAGCCCTACTTTAAAACAAGAGATAGATAGACGATTTACTTTAGATACACAAAATCCATCAAAATACATAGATGATATAGTTACTTTAAAAGGACAAATACCTAATGATGAGTTTTATATGAATGAAATACAAACTCTACAAATTTACAAATCACAATTTGAAATATTTTTAAGAGATTAAAATGAAAAGTTTTAAAGATGAATTGTTTGATAGTTTTGAATTAGCAGAAGCTATGAATGGTGTTGATAGAACACCTAACAACTTTGAAAAAGTAGAAACCTTTACAGATCGTTTTGGACAAACTTATGAAGCTGGTGTAATTAACAATACTGCATTTAAACTAAATGATGAGTTTCAAAAAAAACCAACTAGTCAATCTGCTGATTTTGATTTTACAGAGCCTTCAAAAGACTTTCAAGCAGGAGATGATGCTTTGCTTGATTATCATAGAAACACTATCACCTCTGATAATGTATTGTTTGAAAAAGACGATAAAGGTAATATGAGTCCTACTACAGTTTTTATAAGAGGTATCAAAAACCCTGATGATCCTAACAGTCCTATATATTCTGTACCCGGATATGTTGATGGTAAAAAAGATTATACAGAGCGTGAGTTGCAAGATATAGCTAAAGAGAAAGGATGGTTTTCTATATACCCATCTGATCCAGATAGTGCAACACACATGGCTCGTGTTAATAGAGTAAAAAATGTAATCAATGCTGATGGAGAAAAATTATTAAATAGTCAAAGAACCGGAGTAGATAAAACAGTAGATGTAATAAAAGATACTGGACAAGCAATAGCAACTGGAGGTGAAAAAGGTATTAAGCAAATGAACCAAAGTTTATTTTCTATATTAGGTTCACCCGTAGACTTTGCTAACTTTGTAGTAAAATCTCTTACAGGAGACAAAGACTTTAAAGGGCCAATACCAAACACAAAAGATATACAACAAGGTTTTCAGAAATTAAGTGATTGGACTGATAAATATGTCCCTGTAGTTACAACAGAAAACATAGACAGAGAATATACAAACAAAACATATTCAAGTATTATAGAAGGTATATCAGAGTTTGCTTCAGGAGCTATACCTGCTGCTAAAGTAGTTGGTGCTACGAAAAAAATGAAAAGAGGACTAGAGGTTACAGGTAATCTACTTAAAGGTAATCTTAGAATAGGCTTAGGAAAAGCTTTGCCGGGATTGGTTGCACCATCTGGAATTGTTAGAGGGGCTACTTGGGGTGCCATAGCAGATGCTATAACTATCAATCCAGAAAAAGGTTTGCAAAATGAGATAGCTAGTTTATTCAAAGAGATAAAGCCAGAAAAAAGAAATATTTATGTAAAAACAACTATTGGATTACTAGAGTATGATGATAGTAATGCTGAGCTTGTAGAAAGATTGCGTGGTACATTAGGTGGTTTAATTATAGGTGCTGCGGTAGATTTTGGAGTTATACCTTTAGCAAAAGGAATTTATAAGGCTGCTAAAGATGCACCTTGGGAAGAGTTAGATTAATGGCAACACAAAGAGATATGTTTAAAACAGTAGAAGATCAGGCAAGAGAAGCATCTATTACTGGTGGAGTTACACAGGAAGCTCAAGACCCTACGCAAGATAGAGTGCAGGTAGCAGGATTAAAAGAAATACTTACAAACATCATACCGGTAAAAAAGTTTATTAAAGATTATGCAGAAACAGTTAATACTGATGTAAGAGCTACTCCAGAAGGAGCTGAAGATACTGTTGCTGGATCTGTTCCTACTATGAGACAAGAGGAGTTGTTATCTGGTAAATCTTACGAAGATACGCAAAAGTTTTTTGCAAAAAAATTAGTAGACAAAGGATTGTTGAGTCAAGAAAAATATGATGAGTTTGAGCAAGCTGGCTTTGTTAATTTAGACAAGTCTCAAGAAGTTTTAAATCTTAATCAAACAGAAGTAGAAAAACTTAGAGAAGAAGCACTTGATGCTGTTAAAACAGAGCAAGACCCATCAAAGCCAGTCAAGGTAAGTGAACAAACAGAAAAACAAGCTATGGAGTTTGCTGATACAGTTGATGCTGTAAAGGTAGGTGATGGTGGAATTGATATAAACTTTGATCGCATAATAGCCGGAGAAGATATTTTAAAAGTTTATAACAAGGTATCAGAATTAAAAAGAAAAGAAATAGATCAAGGAAAAAGAGGTGTAGTTACTTTTGAAGAAGAGATAGCAAACGCAGAAAAAGAATTAGCAGATGAAATGGGTTTAAAAGTAAAAATGCTGCGTAAGAAAAAAGGTAGATTAGCAAGTCATGAGATATTAGCTCTAAGAGAACTTACTGTTAAAAGTGCAAAAAATCTTTTAGATGCAGCAAAAGCAGTCAACGCTTTTAGAGAAAATAATCCAAAGATTAATTTAAGCCAAGATAGAGAAGGGCAACAATTAATTTTAAAATTGAATAGAGCCTTAGCTATACATGGAGGACTACAAGAAAGACAAATTTCTGAGGTAACAGAAGCAGCTAGAGCTTTGAATGCCATGAAGATACCTGTTGGTAGAGAGAAGGATAAAATGTTTATGGCTGAAGCTATTGAAAATGCAGTAGAAGCTTCTGGTGGCAATAAATATACTCTTAAACTAGCTGAGAAGATTGTAAACTCACATGAAACAGGAGGTAATGGAGCGTTAAGTAAAATAGCAAATGCAGCAAATGCAGGTAAAAAATATTTTACAGAAATATATATAAATGGTTTACTAAGTGGCCCTAAGACTATTTTAAAAAATGCTATAGGTGTGCCTGCTTTTGCTTTGTATGAACTTCCAAGAGATATTGTAGCCGCTGGAATAAGTGGTTTAGAAAGAAGTATCAGAAGAGCAGTTGGCAAAGATAGTACAGAGTACGGAGCTTCTTTAGGTGAAATAAATTCAAGATTGTTTGGAATGTCTATGGCATTTAAAAACGCTTTACTACTTGGCAAAAAGGGATGGGACACAGAAAAAGGAATAGGCCCAACAAGAATAGATGGAGATGCACATAAAAACATATCATCATCTTTAGATAATCCAATAGGAGAAATGATTAACAACGCAGGCAAATTCATTCGTTTACCGGGAAGAACTTTATTAGCAACTGATGAGTTTGGAAAAGCCATAGCAGAAAATGGTGAGTTATATGCACAAGCTTTTACAGCCTATAAAAATGCTAAGTTTTTAAAAAAGTCTGAGGAGGATGCACAAGCTGATGCTTTTCTTGTGTTATTAGATCCTAAATCAAGAAGAACAGAAACAGAGAAAGCAGCTAATCATATAACGCTTACATCAGATGTTGGAGCAATAGGAAAAGCGACTACATATTTGCAACAATCTTTAGCAGGTAGATTACTTATACCTTTTGCTAGAGTTCCTACAAATGCTATTTTTAGAACATTAGAAAATAATGCAGTTACAGGATTATTATCTCCTTCTATGAGAAAGGCTATATTTCAAGGAGGGCCTAGAGAGAGAGCTAAAGCTCTTGGTAGTATGGCTTATGGTTCTATGGTTATGTATACTTTTTCAGAGTATGCTATGTCTGGTAGATTGACAGGAGGTTATCCAAAAGAAGGTAAGGAAAGAAGAAAGCTACCTCCGGGCTGGCAGCCATATAGTTTTGTATTAAGAGGAGAGGGTTTTCCAAAAGATGATGAGGGAGAATATTTAT